ATCTTTTAATTTGTTTACTAATTCATCACTTGATCTATAACGAGTACCTTTAATCTTTGGATCCATAATATTTACAAACATAAATTTAGATACTGCCATTGTTTTTTCTGCAACTGGTAAATAGAAGTCATCACGCCATCTTTCATACTCACTAAATTTAGACCATGATTGATCTTCTTGAAACTCACCACCTTTATTATATTCTTCAGTAGAAAAATAAGGGGGAGAAGTAAATGCAACATCTATTGGTGGCAACTTATGGTATGGTAAGTTTTCAGCACCACATCTCCATATAGTTACCTTTTTAGGTTTAGATAATAGTTTATTGTATTTTGATATTTGCTCATTATATCTAGCATAAGTATTAGGATTAGGATCACAACCATAGTATTCTTCAGCGTCACTAGCAAAGAAACCTGCAAGTCTATCACCCCAGCCACAACTTGTATCTAGTACAGTTTTAGCATTTGTCATTTGATATATTGCTTTTGCAACAACAGGTTTAAATTGTGTTGCAATATATGTACCTAATCTAAACGCTGATATATAACTTTTATCACTTAATTGACCACCAAGTAACTGTTCAGTTTCGTTACCATCTAAATCTTTTACTTTAGTTAATTTAACATCATTGATACCTCGCCATATAGGACCTAGGCATTTCCATATATCATATGCGTCACCATTTTCCCATACTTCTTTTGGTGCTCTAAAACCATAACTACCACATTCTAATCTTAAATCTTGCATAAAGAAATTTGATACATCATTATAGGTACTTGGTCCATTAATTAAACCTAATCCATATTTTGAATATGAATATTCATAATCATCATATTTTTCAAACACCTCTTTGTCAACTTGTTCTTTTGGTGTACAAATGGCACTAGTATCAAAATTTTTAAGATTATGAAAACACTCTCTCATTGTATCTTCGGATATTTCTTTTAAAGGAAATACAGGTCGCTCTGTTGCAATATAATCGGCAAGATTTTTTCTCATCTCCTCCTTGCCATATTCTGCGTTCATAGATTCAAATGTCTTGTTATCTAGTATAGGCAGTTTATCGTGTCTAGCGGCGGCTAATAGACGGCTATATAGTGTATTATTGCGATTGTAGTCTTTCATTAATCTTTTACTTCTTCAAAGTCAGCGTCAACAACATTATCATCCTTCTTTGTTTCTTTTTTAGGACCATCTTGTGCTGTTTCTTTTGCTTTGTCTTGCATATCTTTATAAACTGCTTCGCCAAGTTTCATAGACGCTTCGGTTAATTCACCTGTCTTCTTTTTAATATCTTCGGTGTCTTCACCTTTTAATGCTTCTTTAAGATTATTAATACTAGTTTCTATTTTAGTTTTTTCTTCAGCAGATATTTTATCACCATGTTCTTCAAGTGCTTTTTCAGTAGAAGCAACTAGACCATCAGCATGATTTTTTGCCTCAATCTTTTCTTTTATTTTTTCGTCTGCTTCTTTGTTTGCTTCAGCGTCTTTAACCATTTCGTCAATCTCTGCTTCTGATAATCCGCCAGACGCTTGTATTGTTATCTTTTGTTCTTTACCTGTACCTTTATCTTTAGCAGATACACTTACAATACCATTAGCGTCAATATCAAATGTCACTTCTATTTGAGGTACGCCTCGTGGAGCAGGTGGGATACCATCAAGCATAAAGTTACCTAATGCCTTATTATCTTTAGCAAGTTGTCTTTCACCTTGCGTCACTACAATATTAACTGCCGCTTGATTGTTTTCAGCAGTAGAAAATACTTGACTTTTCTTTGTAGGTATTGTTGTATTTTTTTCTATAAGTTTTGTAGATACACCACCAAGTGTTTCTATACCAAGTGATAAAGGTGTCACATCTAAAAGTAATACATCTTTAACATCACCTGCTAATACACCACCTTGAATTGAAGCACCTATAGCAACAACTTCATCTGGATTAACTCCTTCGTGAGGTTTCTTACCAAAAAACTTTTCTACTTCTTGTTTTACTTTAGGCATTCTTGTCATACCACCAACTAATATAACTTCACTTACATCCGTTGATTTCATACCAGCGTCTTTTAATGCTGTTTGACAAGGTCCAAGTGATCTTTGCACTAGACTATCTACTAAACTTTCAAATGTCGCTCTATTTAATTTAACATTTAAATGTTTAGGTCCTGTTTTATCAGCAGTAATAAAAGGTAAATTAATATCTGTTTCCATTGTAGATGATAATTCACATTTTGCTTTCTCGGCTGCTTCTCTAACTCTTTGCAATGCCAAGTTATCTGATCTTAAATCTATACCTGTATCACCTTTAAATACAGAAAGAATATGATCTACAATAGCATTATCAAAATCTTCACCACCTAATGATGTATCACCATTTGTAGATTTAACTTCAAATACTCCATCACCTATTTCTAATATAGAGATATCAAATGTACCACCTCCTAAATCATATACTGCAACTGTGCCTGATTTCTTTTTATCTAAACCATATGCTAATGCAGCCGCCGTAGGTTCATTTACAATTCTTTCAACTTCTAAACCTGCAATCTTACCAGCGTCTTTAGTTGCCTGTCTTTGTGAATCATTAAAATAAGCAGGTACAGTTATAACTGCTTTCTTTACTTCTGATCCTAAATACTTTTCAGCAGTTTCTTTCATCTTTTGTAAAGTGAAAGCAGAGATTTGTGATGGCGAATACTTTTTACCTTTTGCTTCTACCCATGCGTCTCCGTTATCTGCTTTGATTATTTTATATGGTGTTGTTTGAATATCTTTTTTTACAGACGCACCATCAAATTTTCTACCAATTAATCTCTTAACTGCATATATGGTGTTCTCTGGATTAGTTACCGCTTGTCTTTTAGCAGGCATACCAATCATTGTTTCATCGGCAAATGCAACTACCGATGGTGTTGTTCTTTGCCCTTCAATATTTTCAATTACTTTTCCTTGCGTCCCTTCCATTACGGCGACACAAGAGTTTGTTGTTCCTAAATCTATTCCAATTATTTTGCTCATTATATATTTCTCCTTTCTATGCTATATAATAACGATTTCTCTAATGTCAAGTGTTTAAAAAAATTCATCTAAAGTTGCCTTTCTTTCAAAGTCCCAGCCAATTGCTTTTACAATAAATCTTAATGGTTCTAAAAATGATTTAACAAACATTTCATCATAATCAATATATTGGTGTAATTTAAACTCTTTTGGCAATCTACTTGAAAATGATATGACCTTTTCTCTTATTGGGTTTGGTTCTTTTAATGTTATAAATTTAATCTTATCACCATCCTGTATTACTTCATACTTTTTTAATTTGTTTTTCTTTAATAAATTATTATAAAGTAAAGCACCTTTTACATGAATTGGTGTTGACTTTTGATATATGTCTTTTGTTGATGAATACTTTTTAAGATTATTACAACTTCTAGGATATGCAACATCTTCAGGTGGCAACTTTTTAAAATGCACTCTAAAATTTTCTATAAAGTCTATTAGTGCCGATTGATCTTTTGTCATAATAACTTTTAATGCTTCTCTAATTTTTACACGACAAGGTGCAGGAGTTGAAGACTTAACTGCTTCAATACCCATGATCTTTAGTTTAGGTTCTTTTAAATCAAGACCTTCTTCATTAAATACATTTAAGATATATCTTTTTTTAGCAGTCCATATACCTTTGTTAGCAATTACTTCTCTTTTCATAAACATCTTTTGGTCAAATGCACTAACATATTTTGCTAGTTTAGCAAAACTTGAATCTATATATGGCTGTAGTTTTTCTTCACAAAATCTATCTAATACTTTTACAATCTTTTTATTATCAGATTTATCTTTAAATATTTTATTTACCATTTCACCTAGTTTAATATAAATTGAATCTGTATCAGACGCAACAACATAGGTTACATTTTTTGTTTTTAATAAACTATTTAAATAATTATTTACATCACGCTCAATCCATCTAATTGTTAATTGACCTGCCATAGTAATACCTTCAGCGTGTCTTACATCAAAGTATCTAAAGTATTGATTACCGATAGCACCATAGGCACTATTTAAAGCAATCTTTCTTGATAACTGTATATTGTAATTAGAAGATATCTCATTCTTTAATCTTTCATCGCCAGTTTCTTGATACAATGCTTTTGCCTTTGCCATCTTATCTTTATAGATAACTCTTTCTTTGTATAGTTTGTCCATAAGTTCAGGTAAGAAACCCTGCTTATCTGTCCTAAATAAAGCACCATTGGGAGTGATAGTTCTTGTATCTAGGTCAGATAAATCAGATTTTTGATTCAACATATTTTCTACATTGACTCTATTAGGTTCATAACCAACCATAGTTTCAGGAGATATATTGTACTGCATAATTAAATGTGGATACAAACTGTTTAAATCAAAACTTACAATCCAATCGTGAAATCCTACAACAGGATCTTTCACATAAGCACCTTCATAACTAGAAGACTTTTTACTTTCGCCAACTGTTGGTGCAACAATATTTTTAGATTTTAAATGATTAAATATAATTGTATCCCACATACGGACTTGACCAAAGACATCTTGATAATTTACTTTTGCTTCATAGGCCATAGTCAAGTGTAATTCAATTAGTTTCATTTTGTCTTCTAACTTATCAACTAGTTCAACATCTTGGATATTATATTCTATAAATTGTTGATAATCTTTTGTATAAAATTCTTTAAATGTATCATAAGGATTTTCGTTTTTAGTTTCGCCTAGTTCTACTTCACCTATATAATCTAGTCTATAACTTTCACGCCTAACAAATGTATGTTTACGATATAGGTCAAGATAATCTAATATAGCAACACCCATGATGTCCCAATAGTTTTGTTCTTTTTGAAAACCTTTAGCAGTAATTCTAGCACTTTGTTGTGATACAACTCCCCAAGGACTAAAATGTAAAATATATTCGTCACCCATTAATCTTCTAAAACGATTCATAAGATAAGGCATATCAAAAAATTTAACATTCCAACCAGTGACAACATCAGGATTATATTCTAACCAAAACTGTTTAAACTTTTCTATTAGTTCTCTTTCGGTAGGACATTTTATAAAACGAACATCTGGTCTATCATTTACAAAATTATTCATACCAAAAACAATTATCTTTTTTGTTGTATGTTCTTTTACTGTTATTGATATTAAAGGTTCAGTTGCTTCGTCTGAATTAGGAAAACCATTTTCACTTTCACATTCAATATCAAGCGTTAATATTCTTATTTGTTTTATATCCCAATTTACTTTGTCAGGAAATTGATCTGCAATAAAAGGATATTGATATCTTGTATTACCAAAGTATTCAAAACCACTTACATCTTTATACTCGTCAATCCATTTCTTGGCGTCAGGTATACTATCAAATGTAACCTTGCCTACATTACGACCGTCTAGTGTTTTATATTTTGATTCTTTTTGTGATGGGACAAACAATGATGGTTTATAATTTATTCTAAACTTCTTATGGCTACCATCGTGGTTTACACCACGCACCAATAGTCTGCCACGAAATGGCAATACCGAAGTATAAAATTTCATATATTATATTTGTGTATTATTAAAATGTTTATTTAAGGTTACTAACTTTTCTTCAGCGTTAGATATTTTTTCAAGTTGTTTATCCATTTCTTCTATGAATTGTGGATGTTCGCCTATGCCGACGGAACTATCAAAATATACTATCATAGTAGCAAATCCGCTTGCTATATCTGATTCATATTTTTTAACTAATGCTTTAAATAGTGGATTATCTGATTGATGATTTTTTGCCATATTCACTCCTTTTCATTATTAAGTATTATATCATATTTAAAATATTTTGTAAAGCAATTACTCTAAACTATATTTTGTAGTCACTACATATTTTCTATTTGGATTTACCATTACATTCATTCTGTTCATAAATGCTCTGTCAAATAAAATTGGTGTTCTATCTTCTCTATCATCTAAAGTAAATTCAGTTTCATATATGCCACCTAAAAATTCTACATTTAATTTAATGACATATCTATCCTCATCATAATCTCTTAAACCACCTACTGATATTTCTTCCTTACGAATAATATCGCTTGTGATTGTTTTATCTAATAGAGTCCATTTAACTTGTTTACCAATAACTTTCATTTTATCAGCATGAATAACTGACATACCAGAATTACCTGTGTCAAATTTAGCAACAAGTTCACCAAATGGTTTTATTTTTACTATCTCTTTAAAACCACACTCACTAGGTACTTTAACCCAATTCTTTTTATCACTAAAAAATTCTAATATTTCTTTACTTATATTTCTGCCTGTTGCTTCTTCCATACCTTCAGTACCAGGTGATGAGTTTACCTCTATAACTAAAGGTGGTTCTTTTGTTCTATTTTTACTAGGTAAAAAATCAACAGCAGTCCATAAACCATTTACTGCTTTTGCAGCTAATAAACTTGTTTCTATTTCTAATTCTGTTAGTTCTAGTTTTTCTGGTTTTGATCCTTGGGAAACATTACTTCTAAAGTCGCCTTCTAATACAGGTCGTTTCATTACAGATAAAATTTTACCACCTAATACTAAAACTCTAACATCATAATCTATTTTATGGTATGCTTGTAATAGTAAATCAGCGTCTTCATCTTGTTTATTAATTAATTGAACAACACTATCCAATGATCTTTCAGACTCAACAAAAAGAACACCAACACCTTTTGATCCTCTTAAAGTTTTCATTATGATAGGAAACTTTTCGTCTAATTCTTCTATTGATTTTTCTAAATTTTCTGGATCAGTTATTAAAACTGTTTTAGGTTGAGGTACTCCATAATCAGCCAATCTTAAAAAGGTTCTGTACTTGTCTGTACAAACACTAATACTTTGTCTGCTATTTGCTATACAAACACCATCTTTTTCTAACATAGATACAAGGTCCATCCAACTATCTTTTCTAGTTATAGAGCCTCTAATAATTGCCACAGTATCTTTATCTACGACAAAACCTTTTTTATCTTCTTTGTTATGAAATCTACGAACACCATCATCAAAGGTTGTATAACCGCCAGTTAGTTTATAAAGATAATAATCCCAACCTAGTTTTTCAGCCTCTTCTCTTAATCTATCTGCTGTGTGAAAAGTTTTAGCCTTTTCTGGTTCATCTGTTATAACAAGCAATTTATACTTTTCTTTTTTTGCTTCTGTTATAAAATCTCTAAACTTTGGTGCCTTCATCTTCTACTTTTTTACCTATATTATATTTTGCTTGAAGGTCCCACTCGCCCTTTTCTTTAAAACTTAATACTTTAATTTGTGATAGAGGTGCTTTCTTTTCAGCAATTGATTTATTTAATATAGCGATTAATCCCCAATCACTTAATAGTTGAGCAATTGTGTTTCTCCGTTCAGCGTCATTGTCAGAAAAGTTTGCTGATTTGCCATCTAAAGCAAACAGTTCTTTAAAATGCACTATAAAATATCTTCCTTGTTTGTGTAATATGTGGCAAGATTGAAATAACTTTTTATCTTTTCTTGACGCCACGCCTATTCTTGTAAGTGTTTCCCTGACTTTAAGAAAGTCATCAGGTTCTTTTAACTGTACCTCTAGCATACTCTCTGGTTGCCAGACATTATCTAATTCATTCATTTGGTCCCACCCTTATATAATTTTTGTTTAATCAATTTCAATTGATCTTTTGTAAGTATATCAAGAGCGGACTTTGCCTTCTCATTACTATATCCATAAAACTCTTTTACTACTTCAATATCTTTCAATTTATTCGCTCTCAAAAAAGGACTAAACCTTTTCTTTGATCTAATACTATTTAGTAGAAACTGATATTGCATATCCTTGTCAAGAAAGTGATTACGATTTACTTCATTAACAAGCATTATAGTATCTGAAAAACCAGACAATATTTTATTAACAATAAACGCAGGATATTTCTTGACCCATTCCTTGTCATCGGAATTCATCAAGTTCTTTTTGTTAAAGTTTATGGAGTTGAGATAGTCTTTTAATTCATAACTCATTTGAATTTGACCTGTGACATTAGTTCAGTTAAACAAGCAACTAAATTAATCTCCTGGTCGGCAACAAAGGCTGACTTATATTGATAGTCAGCAATAATCAATACAGCATGTGGTATTGTAGATGGTTCTAAATTAGAATATAATGTATCATAAATCTTTCTGAAAATTTTAACAGGATCATTGTCAAGATTATTGACAACCCATTTTCTCATATCACTAAACTCTTTATTTTTT